AGTAAAGACTGGCCCTCTAGCATACAATGTAGAGTATCAACTTCAAGCACTTAAGTGCAAGCCTCGTGCTCTAGATGACGAGGAATTAGCAGCTATCAAAGATCTTAAATCAATGGATTTAGTAATGGCTCGACCTACTCCAGACGCTCAGAAAGAGCTTCTTGATCGTGTGCGCAAAGGAAGTAACGATAACGTAGATGAGTCTCTTGAAGACGAGTTTAACGTAGGATGATCCTATTTACAGCAGATTGGCATATAAAACTGGGGCAAAAGAATGTCCCAGTTGAATGGGCAAAGAACAGATACGCTCTGTTCTTTGACCAGATTTACTTGCTAGAAGCTGAGGTAGACCTTCATATCATAGGAGGAGATCTATTTGATAGACTCCCCACAATGGAAGAATTGGAGTTATACTTCTCTTTTGTTGGGCAGGTAAGTATACCAACTATAATATATGATGGCAACCACGAAGCCACCAAGAAACATAAAACTTTCTTTACAAACCTAAAAGATGCCACTAGAAGTGTCAATCCTTTAGTTGAGGTGGTAGATTATGATTATAGCCATAATAATATAAATATCTTACCCTATGTTAGCCTACACAAGAAAAATTGTGTGGATAACTTTGATAAAACGCTGCCGTTGTTTACCCATGTAAGAGGTGAGATACCTCCCCATGTAAAACCAGAGGTAGACTTGAGTATATTTGACGAATTCCCTGTAGTATTCGCTGGAGATCTGCACTCTCATAGCAATACACAGAGAAACATTGTCTACCCAGGAAGCCCCATGACAACGTCGTTTCATAGAAACAAAGTTGAGACGGGGTATCTACTAATCGACACTGATTGGTCTTGGGAGTGGAAAAAGTTTAACCTTCCCCAACTACTACGGAAGACTGTATCAAAAACGGAAGATATGATTCCTACTATCTTTGACCATACTATCTACGAGATAGAGGGTGACATGCAGGATCTAGCAAATATAGAAGATTCTTCTTTGTTAGATAAAAAAGTAATAAAACGAAGCACAGAAGCCAGCTTAGTCATAGGCAAAGATATGACCAAAGAAGAGGAATTAGTAGAGTATTTAACTTATATACTAGAAATTCCAGAAGAAAAAATATCAAACATTTTAGGGGTTTACAATGATTACGCTCAAAAAGCTCAGTTGGGATAACTGCTTTAGTTATGGTTCAGGAAACGAGTTAAATCTCGCTGACAATACCGTAACTCAAATCATTGGTACTAACGGGATGGGGAAGTCCTCCATCCCGTTAATTATAGAGGAAGCGTTATATAACAAAAACTCTAAGGGTATCAAGAAAGCAGACATACCAAATAGATATGTTAATAATGGGTACAGTATTACATTGGAGTTCTCTAAAGGTTCTAATGAGTATTGTATCTCTGTGTGTAGAAAAAGTAGTATAAAGGTAAAGTTAGAAGAAAATGGGGTAGATATATCTAGTCATACGGCTACAAATACCTACAAAAGTCTTCAAGAAATTATAGGGGTAGACTTTAAAACCTTCTCTCAATTAGTGTATCAAAATACTAATGCAAGTTTGCAGTTTCTTACCGCCACAGACTCTAATAGAAAGAAATTTCTTATAGATCTACTACATTTGGAAGATTACATAGAGTTATTTGAGATTTTCAAAGAGGCATCAAAGGATTCGAATAACTTAATTACCAGTAGTAAAGCTAAGATTGCAACGATTAATAAGTGGCTTAGTGATAACAAATTGAGTGATACCAACATACTTCCAACAATAAATATTGAAATTAATACACAAGAAGACGAGAAACAACTAAGTACTTTATTATTAGAAATTAAAAATATTTCTGAAAATAATAAAAAAATTGCAAATAATAATAGATTTTTAGACAGACTGAAGAAGCTTGACCTAGAGAAGGCAAGGACAGTGTCTCCTGGTGATAAGATATCACCCACAGAAGACAGAGAGTCTTTATTTGCAGCAAAAGCAAAGAAAGACAATGCCATAAAAGCATTGAAGAAGTTAGTGGGTTTAGGCAATACTTGTCATGTATGTGACCAAGATATAAACGAAACCTTCAAAAAAGATTTAATGGAATATGAAGTAGGCGAAAGAGATACAGCTAAGGCAGATATAGAAGGGCTGACTGCTAGTATTAAAGTAGCCGAAGAGCATAATAGAAAAGTAGCATCTTTTGCAGATCTTGAGAGGTCATGGTCAGATACATTTAGATCTATAGACAGAAGCCTTCCAACTAGACTTCAGAACGAAGAAGATCTAAGACAGGAAGCAGAAAAACTAAGTCTACAGATAAAGTTTAAACGAGATGAGATACGTCTCTTAACAGATCAAAACACAGATATAACTAAAAGAAATACTAGAATACAAGTTATTCAGGAGCAGACCCAGGAGTTTATATCACAGCTTGGAGATGCTACGAAAAGCCTTAATCAACATTCTGATTTAGATTCTACACTAGAGGTATTGAAAAAAGCCTTTAGTACAAATGGTCTTTTAGCTTATAAGATAGAGAACCTAGTAGTAGAGTTGGAAGAGGTTGCTAATACGTACTTAGCAGAGCTATCTGACGGCAGGTTTACTTTAGGCTTCAATGTGCAAAAAGATAAGTTAAATGTAGAGATCACAGACAACGGCAATACAGTAGATATACTTGCATTATCTTCTGGTGAGCTAGCTAGAGTTAATACTGCTACTCTTATTGCTATTCGCAAGTTGATGAGTAGTATATCAAAATCGAAAATTAATATACTTTTCCTGGACGAAGTTATTAATGTTTTGGACGATACTGGACGTGAGAAGATGGTAGAGCTTCTGATTAAAGAAGATGAACTGAACACTTATGTAGTATCACACGGTTGGACACATCCATTATTGGATAAGATTGAAGTCGTAAAAGATGGAAATGTGAGTAAATTAGAATGGTAGATTCAAGAGCAAAAGGCGCAAGAGGTGAATATCTAGTACGAGATATGCTTCGAGAAGCCACAGGACATAAGTTCGAAAGAGTCCCCGCTTCAGGGGCGCTAGAGTATTTAAAAGGCGATTTGTATGTCCCAAGAGAGGCTAATAAATATTGTATAGAAGTAAAAAACTATGCTGAGTCTCCGTTATCGGACAAACTATTCACACAGGAAAAGACTAATAATCTTATTCGGTGGTGGAAAAAAGTAGTAGTACAAGCAGAGGGCGGAGATCAAGAGCCTATGTTATTTTTTAAGTATAATAGGTCAAAGGTTTTTGTGGTTGTAGATGAAGAACCCAAACACACAAAATGTATTCATGTCAATTGGTTAAATTGCTACGTTATGTTAGCTGAGGAGTGGTTAGCACAAGAAAAGGTACATTTTATCCATGAGACGACAATTACTAAAAAGTAGCTTTGCTACCTTAAACAGAAGGAAACAGATAATGGCTTTTAGCTTTTTAAAGCAATTCGAAAAAGATGCGGGGTCAACGCTAGTAATAGATGCGTTAAACCTTGCCTTTAGGTGGAAGCATAACGGAAAGACAGACTTTGTACAGGAGTATATAGCAACAGTACAGTCGCTTGCTGCTTCATATAACTGTGAGAAGATCATAATCACAGCAGACCAAGGGTCTTCTTCTTATAGAAAGAATCTTGATCCTGGCTATAAACAGAATCGAAAAGATAAATATGCGGAACAAACAGAAGAAGAGGCAGCAGCTTTTAAACTGTTCTTCCAAGAATACGAAAAAACTCTAGCAGCTCTAGAGAATATGTACCCCGTGCTTCGCTACGATGGTGTAGAGGCAGATGATATTGCCGCACACTTAGTAAAGTTTAAAGGACATTATGGGTTAGACACAATTTGGTTGGTTTCTAGTGACCGAGATTGGGATTTGCTTATTAGCGATACTGTTTCCCGATTCTCGTATGTTACTAGAAAAGAAGTTACTAAAGCCAATTGGTCAGACCACTACGATGTATCTATGGAGGAGTATATATCTCTTAAGTGTTTGACAGGAGATAAAGGGGATAACGTTCCAGGTATTCCTGGTGTAGGCCCTAAGCGTGCTCAAGGTCTTATAGAGCAGTTTGGTGATGCAATGAGTGTGTATGATGCAGTACCTTTAAGTGGAAGCTATAAGTATATACAAAATGTAAATCTACACGCAGAACAGATACTAAAAAATTACGAACTAATGGATTTAATTACATATTGCGATGATGCAATAGGCGTCGATAACATAAACGACATCGAGGAGAAGTTACTTGTTGAAGATTGATTATAACAGAGATAACTACCTATCTGAGTTTAGTATAAAAACTCTACAAGATAGGTATTTACTAGAGGGTGAAAACTCCCCTCAGGATGCGTTTGCTAGAGCCGCCAATGCTTTTTCAGATGATGAAGCACATGCACAAAGATTATATGATTATGCTAGTAAACTTTGGTTTATGTTTTCTACTCCTGTTCTTAGCAACGGTGGCAGCTCACGTGGCCTACCTATTAGTTGTTTTTTAAACTATGCTGAAGATAGTCGTGCAGGAATTACAGGTCACTACACAGAGAATGCTTTTCTTAGCTCTGTAGGTGGCGGAATCGGTGGATGCTGGAACTCGGTAAGAAGCGTAGGGTCTACAACCTCTGCGGGGTCAGAGAGTACTGGAGTGATACCATTTTTAAAAGTAGTTGACGCAGAGATGCTAGCATTCTCTCAAGGCGTTACAAGGAGAGGAAGTTATGCGGGATATTTGGATATACGCCACCCAGAAATTGAAGAGTTTCTCGACATTCGAAAGCCTACTGGCGGTGATGTTAATAGAAAATCTACTAATCTTCATCATGGCGTTACGATTTCTGACGAGTTCATGTCAATTATAGAGCAAGCCACGCTTGTAGAAGGTTTTGATGATTCATGGGATTTGATTGACCCACACAGCGGTAAAGTTACAAAAACTGTATCTGCCAAAACACTTTGGGTAAAACTTATCCAGAATCGTGTTGAAACAGGCGAACCGTATATTATGTTCACAGATACAGTTCAGAAGGCTTTACCCCAATTTCAAAAAGATTTAGGGCTACAGGTACATCACTCTAATTTATGTTCTGAGATAACACTTGCCACAAGTGCAGAACGTACTGCAGTTTGTTGCCTGTCGAGCGTCAACCTTGAAGAGTATGACGAGTGGTGTGATAATGATCAATTCATTCCTGATTTAGTAAGAATGTTAGATAATGTATTACAACACTTTATTGATAACGCTCCTGATGAGCTTTATCGAGCAAAGTTAAGTGCAGAACGTGAGAGAAGTATTGGTTTAGGTGCAATGGGTTTTCATGCTTACTTGCAGAGACAAGATCTTCCTTTCGAGAGTATGTGGGCTGCAAGTGCAAATCACACAATGTTTAAAAGAATAAAATCGGAGGCAGTACGTGCAACAAAACAACTCGCAACAGAAAGAGGAGAATGTCCAGATGGAAAAGGCTCTGGCGTACGTAATGCCCATCTTCTTGCCGTTGCTCCTAATGCCAGTAGTAGTATTATTTGTGGTAATACTAGCCCTAGCATCGAGCCTTATCGCGCTAATGCATTTACTCAAAAAACTAAGTCAGG